GAAACTCAGTTCGGGCTTAAACTATTGAATAGCAAGGCAGGGGCTAGTTTCTCTATTACTGCTTAATATTATCTGATTATTCAGTAAAAGGAGAGGGTGAAATATCCCTCTCTTTTTTAAATTAAAAAGTTAAATGAAGGGACTATTACAAATGCAAAAAGTAAATATGGAATTAACTGAAAAAGAATACTACCGCACACTACGCAAGCAAAAGAAAATTAGATTACGTGAAATTGCTGAGGTGCTTAAATGTAGCATTGCATTTATATCTATGCACGAGAACGATAAATGTGACATGACACCGCAAGCAATCAATACATATAAACAATTTATTTTAGATAAATAAACTAAATTAAAAACAAATGAAAAGCGAAAGGGGTTGAACAAATGTTCATGGTCGATAAAGGCATTAACGGATGCCTTCCTTGTAATGTAGAAGAAAAGAGAGGTGAAACTGTTTCCTAACCAGAGATGGTTAAATTTATAATCACATTAACAATAGACAGATGACATATGAAACGTGAATCTAAAGATTAAGGAGAAATTTCCAGAATGGGTAAATGATACTGAAACAAAATTCAATACAATGTTGACGGATGACATTGATTCTTTGGTATCCTGTGCCTTACTCAAAAAGGTAAAGGGTTATGAAGTGAATTATTATTATGACTTTGAAACTATCTATGAGATAAAGGATTCAAGCAACAAGGCGATAGCAATTGATTGTGATTTAGTAGATGGTAGGTGTTGGAGTAATCACGTCACGATGCTATCTAAAAAGGATTCAGTAAATGAAAATAGTGCCAATCTAAACAATATCGGAAGAATATCCAGAGATAACTATTTTAATAAATTCTGTGGCTCTACAGCACTTCAAATATGGTCTTACTATGATATTCCCTTACCAGAATCAGAAGAAGGTAAAATGGCACTTCTAGCAATAGACGTAGGATTTAAAGGGCATTATGATTCTAGGTTCATTGAGGTACATTCGAAATACCTCAAAGCAATGGGATTTTCTGAATTGATAGAAGTATTAGACCGGCATAATTCTACTGAATTTTATAACCTTATAAGAAAGTATAATATGGCTGAGAAAATAAAACTTAATAAAAAAGGTATGCTTACCACTAACATAGACATTGTAAATTTGCAATGTCTTTTAAATTTGGATTTATCTCGACCAGATAAACCATTTACACTTAGGAATCAGTTTTCAAGGGACTACCCTACTCAATTAGGTAATAGGACTTATACTAAAGATGATTTTCCTGAAATGTATAGTGTTGCTTTAATCAATAAAAATAAAGTTGCTTTTACTAAAAATTAAATAATGGTTTGCAATAAAAACAGGTCGTTGATAAAGACCTGAATTCAGGGACTGCGTATTATTTCGCAGTCCTTTTTTTGTATGCCCAAAAACAAATGAAAGAAGGATGAACAAACATGAATATAAAATTAGTATTTGACAAAGTAGGATATTCCAATAAACCACAAGGTTTTGAAGTGGGTAAAATCATAAAAAGAATGACATTTGATACAGCAAAAGAATATTCCATTGCTCAAATTAAAGATAATATCCTTGAAGGAAAAACAGTTAGACCATCATATTGCGGAGGAAAAGAAGATTCTTGGGAATCTCAGCAAGTATTTATGATTGATATTGATAATAAACCTTCTAAAGCAAAAGGAATGTCAGATAGTGAATATGAAGTTTTGTGCCAACAATATTTGAAAGAAAAACATAGGACTTATGAAGAGATTATTAATCATTGTAAAAGTATTGGAATTATTCCCAATTTCATTTATACCTCATTTAATCATAAGCCAGAGCATCATAAAATGCGGTTGGTATTTGTTTTAGATAAAGAAATTACTGATCATGATTCTGCTAAAAAGATTCAACTTTATCTTATGAATGTTGTCGGAGAAGTTGATGAACAATGTAAAAATATTAATAGGATATATTATGCAGGTAAAAATATAGTATTTGATTCT